CCCCCGCTACAATTCGGTTCGGTGCTGTGAAACGCTGAGAGAGATACCGCATGGATGCGCCCATCTCTCCATCCGGTCCACCGGAATGCAATAACAGATGATATATTGTAACTGTAAATATTTCGATGATACAATATGTTTCCCGGGTAATTTGCCCGGGATTTTTTATTGCATTTCTTCTATATATATGTTATCATAACACGTGACCAGAACACACAAAATGGTCAGAAAAAAGAACAATTCTTTTCGCCGCGTAGCTGCGGCGTTTCTTTTTGCCCCGGAGATCCCCGGGGCTTTTTTGTTGGCCGATTACTGGCGATTGCACCATTCCTGCAGGGCGCGTACCATCGCGGATGGATTGCTGATCACACCATCAACCTGTGTGCCGAGCTTGCGCTGCATCGCGCGGATGGTCTGTGGTCCGATGTATCCGTCAGCAGTTACCCCCGACCATTTCTGGATGGCCTTGATCAGAGCTGATCCGCCGGACAGTTTTGTGGACCACTCAGCAACTGTAATGCCGACACAGCATTCTCGATTGGATGTTGGCTGATTACTGATCCTGCCATCCTGTGGTGTCCCGAAGATCTCCTGCAGGCGGCGTGTCAGTTCTGGCCCCCATACTCCGTCAACTGAGATCGCTTTTTCGGCCGGCTTCTGAGCGGATGCTGTACCGCCGTAGGTACAGTATTTTTTATGACAATTGATCCATCCTGCGCCCGAGAGCAGTTTTCCCCAACTTCCATTCTGAATTTTGGTGATAGTATAGCTGCCCTGATCCCGGATTACTCCGACGATCTTACTGTCTGCATTCGGCGCGATACGGATGTTTAATTCCGTGTCATTGACCTTGTAAACTCCTGGCTTATATATCTCCTCTCCAGACGTATTTCCGTTTCCGGAAGATTCGGAGCTACCGCTGCTGATCAACTTCTTGAATCTCGTCCAGTCGCCTTTTGCAATGATCTGCGACGGGCAGTTTTTGCTGCAGATATCGAGATGTCGATAGACTTTGGATGCCGGGATGCCTGTTTCTTTCATGAGCTGCCGTACAAGCTCCACGGTGTTCTGAAACGCTTTCTCATAGTTATATCCGCCCTGCACGCACATTTCCACACCGATGCTGTTCCGGTTGCCATAAGAGCCGAACAGGTTGCCGTTTCCGTAGTTGATGCCAACGTGCCAGCATCCGAGGTTGTGCGGTGCCGCCTGATAGGCAACATCTCCGTCATCTGTGTAATAGTGTGCCGACATGCCAGAAAAATTCCCGTCATGCTGTGCTCTGGCATGAGCGCGGGCATTGGCAGTTGGCTCAAAATTGTCGGTGTTATGTACAACAATACACTGTGGGTTGTTGTACGGATAGGTGTTCTGGCTGCTGATGTATGATCTATCAATCTTCATTGTCTCTCCTTCTGCCAGGCGAATTGCGCCGGCGTAAAAAAGGACGGTTATCAGCCGCCCTCACTCTGTTTTCTGTGTCTGCTTGATAATCTGATTCACATAGTTGCTCAACCCAGCGACGAGGATTCCCTGCGTGACCGCCGTAAATACTGCCATTGCCGCCTGCTGACCGGTGCACACCTCACTGGTGGCCAGCACCCAAATCGCGCAAAGTACAATGCTCACACCACCCAGAATCAGTGGAATATACTTGTCCTTTACAGCCTGTGCCTGTTTCAGGCCCATGCCCAGGAAGTACAGGACAATAGCTACAATGATCAGTTCCGGTTTTACATAATTCATAATCTGTTCCATGTCAATCGCCTTTCTTTTTTAAGTGTAATTCATCAATTTCCTGCTTCATCTTTGTGATCATACCGTTTCCACCAAGCACATGATAGGCTTCGTACATCTCGCAGAAGTTCTGGTATGCATAGGATGGGATGTCTCCAAGCTGTGTGTACTTGCTGTGGTACTCAATCAGCTGGACTCTGAGTAGTAACATAGTTCCCTTACTGTTCGCGTCTCGATCCCTTTTCTGATTTTTTAAGAGCCAGACGATGTAGCCCAGCAGCACTGGAAGTGCTATCGTATATGTCTGCATTAATATTTCATTCACTGCTCTGTCTCTCTTTCCCACTATTGAACGCAGAAGAAGGACCGTTTCCGGCCCTACTCAGTTTTTTCCTTTTCTTCCAGCTCTGCAGTGTACTTATCATACTCGTCCCAGATGTCATTCTCAAATTTATCAACAACATCATCGATATCCTTTTTATTGGCACGATACTTTCTACCGTTGTTGATGTAGCGATTGACAATTGGAACATCCGGATGTTTTGCATCCATATTAGCGTCCATAGACACAACGGTCTCGCCGTCAACTGTGATGATTCCAGAATAATGAATGTCCTTTGTGTAAGTTGCTGATACTGCCATATTTTTGTCCTCCTAAAAATTAATTTGTATCTCCAGAGATATTATCTCTCATGGATTCAAGTTCACTTCTTAGATCCGCAACCTCTATTTCAAGGTTCGATCTTCTTTGCTTTTCGAGTTGAAGCTCATGCGTTATTATCGCAATCAAATTGGTATATACCATACTATAAGTATCAATATAGCTATCCTCAGTGTTCTTCCTGTCGTGGTGTACCAGATCCAGCTCGTCTTCTCGGATTCCGAGTTCTCGCATGGCTTCTACGACATCCTGTGCGACGAACCCATAA